GACTAAAAATTTTTATAGGTTTATTTTATATATAAATATTTATAAACTATGAATATTCATTTGTAAACATAAACTATTTATAAAATATGAGTTTAAATTCCTTAATTAAAAAAATAATAAAAGAAGAAACCGAAGAGTGGGTTGATGTTAGTCCTGAAGAGTATAAAGAACTTTTGGATTATGTTAATGGTGATGGTTCATTTATTAAAAGACTTCCTGACTATGTCGGTAAAAAAATTAGAATTACCGGTGAATTAGATCTTAGAGGGAATAAAAATGTGACAAATATAGATAGTGTTGATTTAGTAGAAGGGGATTTAGATATCAGTTATACCAAAATTCCATTTTTTGATAAAAATAAAGTAAGAGGTAGATTTGATTATTGGGGTTCTGAAATGCAAAGATTAGAAAAATTAAAAATCCATAAACAAAGACTTGCACATCAAGACGTATTAAGACAGGATGATGATTGGAATGTTGAAAATGATGACAAAGAATCAAATGAAACTGAAGCAATTTTTGAATACCTAAAAGAAAGTGGAAACGTAGAAGAAGGTGAAGATAAGTATTTTTTATTTAAAGAGAATTATAATCATTATGGTAATTCAAGTGTTTATTTGTGGTTAGGATCAAAAAACTTTGAAAGTGAATATGTTGTTTATGAAGGTGATAAAATATATGATGCGGCAAAAGAAAAATTAGAATCACTAATTGAAGAAGTTGGTTTTGACGCATTCAGAGAACACGTTTGGGAAAACCATATTGATGAAAGATACGTAAGAGACTACCTTTATGAAGATTATAGTGAATATATTAGAGAAAGCCCCGAAGATTGGAATATAAATAAAGAATTAACGGATCAACAAAAACAATATTTAGAAATACACCAAGCAAATATTGATAGATTAAATCAAAAACTTGAAGAAGGCGGATTAACTGATGAAGAACAAGAAGAAATTGAAAACGACATTTACGACTACGAACAATTAATGGAAGCCACCAAAGAAAATCCAGAAGGTGACTACAACGAACAAGAAATTGAAGATACTATTGAAAACATGGTTGATGATAATATGGACGAGATATTTAACATATTAAAAGGTAGAGGTTATTCTGATCAAGACCTTTTAGATTTTGTTGATGTTGAAGCAGCTATCGATTACGTAATTAGATCTGATGGGTATGGACACACTTTAAATAGTTATGACGGAACAGAAGACTCATATAACATCAACGGAGAGGAATATTATGTTATGAAGATATAACTAATCATTTACACTAACCAAAAAAACAACTATTTTTTATCTAAAATATTTTAATGAAAACTGACTGGTTATTTCAAGACCCCATAGATTTAGAACACAAACAATTAACCCTTTTAGGTTATTTACAAAAATTAGACAAAAATTTAAACAGTTTTAAATTATATCCACAGTTTCAAGAAATATCATTACATCTTGCTAGTATCAATCTTTTAATTGAAAAAGGTCAAATACTAACTCTTAATAGAACATTAAAGGACCCTGATGATGAAATATTAATATCAGATTTAATACCGGTTGATTGTCCATTATTAACAAAAGAAGAGATACTTGATGTGTACCACATATGTAAATACTCATCAACAAAACTGACCGATTACTTCAATCACGCTAAAGCGATTTGGGATATTGTAAATGACACAGTTTCAATTGACCCTGTACAAAACCCAAAAAACATTGAACCAAAACAAGGTCTTTTCTTTTTAGATTATGGTAGTAAGACTTATCTATATGAGTTTATTATAAAACCAATTAAGAAAGGAAACTTAGAAACAAAATGTCACATAAAAAGAATATGTGAATGTCTAAAAGGAGATTTTGATGAAAAATTAAAAGAGGTAAAAAAACCACTAATTAAAAATTTACAGGACCCAAAGGTTCATAGTAAATTGATTGTTTTTACTATTAACCACAATAATAATTACCCACTCAAAGAAACATTAATTCCTATTGCTAAAAGGAAAATAATGAACTACATGATCCAATCAAAAATTATTAAACACAAAAATTTGACAAATAAAATTTAGTTTTATATTATTGAAATAAAAAAGTCATGGTAGTAAAACAAAGATCATTAAACGAGTTAAGACAGGAGAAAGAGTTTGGGTATAAACACCCATCAGTTCAAAAGAAAAAAATTAATGTTGACCCACAACATATAATCAATTTGGTTAAAGAAAACCCAAATGATATGGAGCTTGGAAAAAAAGTGAGAGGTTATTTAATTGAACTTGGGATTTATGGGTAATGAACAGGTAAACCACCCCCAACATTATGGAGGTGAAGATAACATTTATGAAGCAATCAAAGTCATTGATGCTTGGGATCTTGGATTCAGTTTAGGAAATACTATCAAATACATTTCAAGAGCCGGTAAAAAAAATAAAGAAAAGGAATTGGAGGACCTGAAGAAGGCGTTGTGGTATTTACAACATCATATTGATACATTAGAGAAAAAATGATAGAAACAGGAAAAATTATAAATGGTGACTGCATTGAGGTCATGAAAACATTACCTGAAGGGTGTATTGACCTTGTAGTTACAAGTCCTCCTTATGGTGTAGGTATTGCTTATGATGTACACGAAGATGATATGGAGTTTGAAGATTATCTTGTATTTGCTAGAAACTGGCTTACAGAGACTTATAGAGTATTAAAAGATGATGGTCGTATTGCATTAAATATACCATACGAAGTTAACAGACAAAAAAAGGGTGGGAGAATTTTATTTGTTTCTGAGATGTATCAGTTGATGAAAGAAATTGGTTATGGGTTTTTTGGTTTAGTTGATTTAGAAGAAGATGCCCCTCACAGACTTAAAACCACTGCTTGGGGTTCTTGGATGTCACCATCATCACCATATATCTATAACCCAAAGGAGTGTATAATTTTGGCGTATAAAAAACAACATATAAAAAAGGTTAAGGGCGAACCACAATGGAAAGGAACACCAACGGAGATTGAACAGGAAGATGGTACTATAAAAAAGAAAGTGGTTTATGAGGAACAAGATAAAAAAGAGTTTATGGATCTAGTATTTGCTCAGTGGAAATATTTCGCAGACACTAAATCACTCACCAAGGCAACTTTCTCCATGGACATACCAACTAAAGCGATTAAGATATTGTCCTACAAAAACGATATAGTTTTAGACCCATTTGCCGGTTCAGGAACAAGTTTGGTGGCCGCAGAAGTGCTAGGAAGAAGATGGTTAGGTATAGAATTATCACCAAACTATACGGAAGTTGCGAGGACAAGAGTAGAATACTTTAAAAAGTTAGAAGAAATTAAAGAAGACCAACAGTAATGTTGGTTTTTTTGTTTTAGTTCATATTTATTTAATATGAAAAAACTACTTAAAGAATCAGGTATAAGGGACATAAAACAAATTGCTAAAAGATATAAAAAGGCTAAAATTTATTTTCACCAAGACTTAGATGGGGTAACAACCGCTTTAGCTATGAAAAACTACCTTGAACAAAATGGAATCAATCTTGTTGATGCTGAGGTTATACAATACGGTGCTAAAGAATTTGCGATTAAAAAACCTGAAGGTGAAGGTGATGTGATGCCAGTTTTAGTTGATTTTGCTCACGGAAAACCAATGTTTGTTATACACACTGACCACCACGATAGTCAAGCAGGTGTTGAGGGAGATACTGCAACAAGTTTCAGACACGCAAGATCCAATGTCGAAACAATATCACAGATATTATCACCAAAAGAAATTTTTACCGCAGACGACATATTATTAATCTCAACAGTTGACTCAGCAAACTTTGTTGCAAATAATATAACACCAGAAATGGTTATGAACTACCTTTTCAAATATGATAAAAATGAGTCTTTGAAAAGAAATAAAATGTTAATGGGGCTTGTTGTTAATAAATTACTTTTAGCTTATAAAGGAAAACCAAATTTTTTAGAAGAAATTGTTTTAAATGCAAAACCATCTCTTTTAAGTATTCTTAATTTTATAAAAAAAGTAGCATTAGAAAAAGGTTATGCTAGTCCTGAAATATTAACCAAAAATACTGAAGACTACGTACAAAGTAGAAAAGATTCAGGTGTTGAAAGAACAGGTAACATCTTGTCACAATATGGTTTTGGTTCGGCAACAAAACCCGGATCTTATGATAGGTACACACCATTTAGAAATAATCCCGACGCTGACTTTCTTGTTACGGCAATGCCATTTGGTGGTGTTCAAGCATCTTGTAACCCATTTAAAGAAAGTAGAGCACTTAAAGGTATAAATTTAGGTGAGATAAAAGATCAAGTTTTATTAGACTTTAAACCAGAATTACAAAAACAAATACTACCATTTAAAACCATCAAAAGAATAGCTGAAAGAGAATCAACAAAAGAATCTGTGGGGTTTACCTCAAAAGACATGATGGCTCTTTATGGTTCGATGCCATCATACAATTCAGACACACAATCAATTAATGGATACGACTTTTTAGTTGCAAATTCAGGAGGACACAAATGTATTACAAATATTTCAGGAATTAATTTCTTATATAGTGGTTACGATAAACCATATACCAAAGATCTACCAAAAGAATCATTACCAATTGCATTTTATGAAGGTGATAATAGTTTTATTAAAGATATAAAACAAAAACTTTTAAGATTTAGAAAATTATCAGAAAAACAAATACAAGCAGCAATTAGTGGAATGAAAAGAGAGGGGATCAATACAGACTCATTAATGAATGTAAAACAAGAAAGAGGTTTTTTAGATTTAGTAAAAGAAATGAAAGACAGGTTTGTTGATATTTTAAATCAAAAAATGAATTCAGAAAATGAAAGTATTAATGAAAGTTATGATAAAAAAGATATTGCAACATTATTAAAAAAACACGTTAAAAAAGAAAAAACATTAAATGAAAACGATTGGAATTATATAATAAAAAAAGTTAATGGTGTTATTGATAATAGAGGACAGTGGGAACATCCCGGAAAATGTACAATGATTGAAAGTAATACTATTACCATGAAAAATGTTGATTACCCTTTAGTTGGAATAGACAATACAGGACAAATGAAATTAATGTTACCAAACATGAATTATGAATTTCCAGGAGAAAAAGTATTTGAAATACCCTGCATGGGTAAATATAAAAATCTTGCAATAGAACTATTAAGAATATGAATCTTTACGAGAATATATTAAGAATCAATCAATTAATAAAAGAAAACTCTACTATTGAAAACTTTATACAAAAAGGAGAGTTAAATATTGTGCCAGGTGTTAACATTACATTAGTAAAGGAGAAAGATGAAATAATTGGAGAAACCAATTTAATTGATATGGATAATGCGTATTTGAACGATTACTACTTGAATAATTTTCTTAAAAATGATTCTAATAACATGAATGAAAGTAATGGTGATATTGTTATAAATAATTCTAATACTTTATATGTTCATGATGTGAATGTTGATGAAAGTTTTAGAGGAATGGGTTATGGTAAAAAAGTTATGACTAAATGCCATGAAGTTGCAAAAAAAATGGGTTATGACAACACTTGTTTAATAGTACAAAAAGAAAACACACCGGCGGTTTCCCTATATGAAGGTTTAGGGTATCTAACAATCAAAGAAGACAATTTAAGAAAATTTATGTTGAAAAAATTATAAAATAAAAGTTTTTTTAATTTTACAATATATTTATAAAATACCTCTGACAAAATTCATTATTTTTTTTAAAAAACAATTGACAGTTTAGAATTAATGTTTTAGATTTGTAAAACAATTAGGAAACGTCCTAATAATAAATTGAAATAATGTTAAGACATGAGTGAAGATCAAGTTGTAAATGAAATTTACGCCTACATCAATAACGAAGGTCAGAAAGTATATACACCTAATTATCAGTTTGCTGATATCATGGCTAAAAAATACGGAACTGACAAGGTGTACGTAGAAAAAAATTAACAAAGTACTTGTCTAATTGAAAAAAAAGACTTAACTTTGTAAAAGATTTGAAACTAAAGGAGATGAAAGATACTCGTTGTCAAGTCTAAAAAACGTTCTTTGAAAAACTAAAACCGACTGAAATTGTCGTCACAATTATAAAAAGCGAATTAACACCTCCCTTTCTTTAAGTGTGAAACTAAATTAAGTCATTGGGCCGTGTATGGTCCATTAAAATAAACCACGAAAGTGGGATAAAGTGAACCTAACGTGTAATGGGTTTGCGTCTTGGTGAGTCTTAGGACTTGTCGAGGTCGAGTACACAAGCGGGATACCGTTTAACCTTTAGTACCGAGGGCAACGCTGTAGGGAAAGTGGTTCGACGAACTGGCAATGTGGGTTGTCAGTTTGAGGTGGGAACACCAAGAGGAATAACCCGTAGGAATTATGCAAAAAATAAGATTATCCGATTTTATTATTGCGAGTTCCATTATGATAGGGTACTTAAAACCGAAAGGTATGTTCGTGTACAGGTGGTGCTGTTACCAACCCTAATGATTCCTTACCAAAGGAATTGTTTTGAAGTAATCTTGATGTATGGAAATGGGGACATTTCACAGAGTAGTTGAGTATCGATTCGTCCAAAAGATGGGTTGGCTCGGTTGGCAGACCACTACTTTGACAATCCACAACACAAATACTTTATGGAAAGTGATAAAACTAAATTATTAACTACAAAAAGGAAAAGTGTCTGTCAGGTTTGGATGAAAGGTGACTACATAGTAATGAGCCGTTCATTGCACACAAGGATCCCAAGTCTGAGTGTAATTATCCGAAAAACCTTTAGTCCCGCAAGGACGAACTGGGGAGGCATCCTCGGAAAGAGTCAAGTAAGATGAGAGTAATTCAAACCTCAAGGAGTGATTCACCTAAATAATCGTCACTGAGGAATACTTCTCAAAAGGAAGTGGATAAGAGTAGAATAAATAATGACTCTAAAGGTTCTCAATAACAGGTGTAATCTCAACCTTTTTTTTAAAACATGATTACTGGTAAAAAAAAATTGATGGATGCAATAAAATTTGTATCCATTTTTTTGTGCATTTAATTTTTTTTACTATCTTTGTGTCATGGAAAACAAATATAAAACCGGAAAACACATCTTAGACAATCATATTAAGGCAGTTAAAAAATTAACTAAAGATACTGAAATTAAATTTTATAAAAATGAGGGTTACTATTTTGACGACGACTTAAAAGGTGCGGTAGTTAAAATTAAATCTATTAGAAAATATAAACACAGAAGAACCGCTTGGACTGACAACCAAGAACAATATGTATACGAAGTTGATGTTATTGTAGACATGAGAAATAGTAGTTACTACTATAGTAATGATTATTGTACAAGACATTCAAGAAGATGTAACGGATACTTTAGAGGTGGTATCTTAGGTACGGTGTTACAAGAATTGAAATATTTTTCAATAGATGGTCGTGACGATGTGAATATTTCAAAAATTGAGTACAAAAGTTTTTCATAATCAAAATAAAATCACTATCTTTGTGTCATGAAAGAAGGAAAGGTAATTAGAGACACACAAGTAAAGGCAATCAAATCAGTTTTGAAAGAATCAAATTTTGAATTAATACAGACAAATAATGCCGCATATTCTGAACTTGATAAGGCGGTTGTAAAAATTGTTAATGTAAGAAAATATAAAAACAGTTGGGGTAGTAGTTTTTTGTATGAAGTTGATGTGGTTGTTGATATGAGATCAGATAGTGGTTATTATATTTACTCAAATCAATACTGTGAAAAATATAAAGTAAGATGTAATGGTTATTATAGAAACAAAATTGTAAAAATAATAGCAAATGAGATTAAATATTTTGGCGTAGATACTCACTATGATGATGTATATATTAAAAAAATAACTTACAAAGAAATTGTTTAATTGAAAATTTATTCTTAACTTTATAATAAATAAAAAATATGGCAACACATAAACACGTAATGATAGTTCATCCTAAGTTTGGAGAAGTTTTAAATGAAACTTTCATGGATGAGGTTCAGTTCAAAATATTTTTAAATATGGTTCACTCATCTATTGAATTGAACCAAAACCTTTCAACCTTTAACGGTAAGGACTTTTTGGTCCACATACCAAGTTCAATACTCAAAGAGTCCTTAGTTATTGGTAAGACAAAAGAAGTATCAATTGCTGAGGTAGTACTTGCAAAATCTAAATTGGAGGGGTAGTTTCTTTGTTTCTCTTTAAAACAAAGTGGTGGCAGTTCGAACACATCTTGTGTCGACCCGAAAATAGGTGAGGTAATACTCACCTTTTTTTATTTATTGATATATTTATTTATATGAAAATACAATTATCAGAATCTGAATTAATATCTTTAATTAAAAAAATTGTTAATAACGACGAAACAAAAACAATTTATGAAGACATTTATGGTTCTGTTGAAAGTGTAAATTTATTGAATGAAGCGGAATACCAGGGAAGAAAAGTCCAACTTGGTAAAATTATGCAAGGAGACATCAAGAAGTTCAAGGTATATGTTAAAAACGACAAAGGAAAAGTTGTTAAAGTAAATTTTGGTTTTGGTGGTAAGTCAGCTAAAGGTAAACGTATGGTTATTAAAAAAAATAATCCTGAAAGAAGAAGATCCTTTAGGGCAAGACATAATTGTGATAATCCAGGACCAAGATGGAAACCTAGATATTGGGCGTGTAGAACATGGTAATAAATAAAAATAAAAAAATAAAAAAATGAACAGAAGTTACAGTAAAATTAGACACATTCAAGAAGCAAATTTAAAACTTGAACAAAATCTTTTAAATGAACAAAATCCAAAACTTGCTGGTTTAGGTGCAAGTATTAGTACAGGATTTAATAACATATTTGCAAAAAAATCTGAAAGGTTATCACCTAAAATTGCTGCAGCACAAGCAAGAGTTGAAGCAAAAACAAAATTAGTACAAAAAGAAATTAGAGAATTTTTACAAGATCTAAATGCATTATATGGTGATAGAAGAAACGAACTAAATGATGTTATAAAAAATAGGGCAGGAAAGGGAAATATAGAAGCAATCACAAAACAATTGAATGATACGACTAACCAATACAATACTTTAAAGACAAAATTAGAAACACTTGTTACTGATTTAGATGTTTTACTTGGTAATACACCCCCACCAACCGCAGAAACCACAACACCATCAACCGAATCAGCGGCACAATAAATTATGAGCAAGATAATTATTTCTGAAAAACAACTTGAAAGAATGGTCAAAATCTTGAAAGAAGAACAAGAAGAAGGATCATATATGGCAAAACAACAACTTTTTACAATTGCTACATTGGCATATAAAATGTGGGAATTAATGGAAGAAGGTGAACAGTTAGATGATTGGATGGAAACTAAAATTGCTCAATCTGAACAAACAATTGTTTCTGTTGTAAAATCATTCATGTATGATGAGGCCGAAGAAAGAATGAAAAAACAAGATGGTTTTGATTTAGATAATTTAATTATTGGTAAATAACAAAATTTTATAAATGTGATCCCTCAGTTAATTGACTGGGGGATTTTTATTTTGTATAATTATTAAAAAAACTATGTACGTAATTATTAAACATATTAAAACAGACAGTAAAAAGAAAGTTCCTGTAATTTTATTAAACACCCAAGGGGAAATTTGGGAATTTGACTCTCAAAAAACTGCCGAAGAAATGAGGGACATATTTGAATTGAACTCAGATTCAGGTCACAAATACGAAGTTAAAAAGATTTAGATATATGGTCCCGTAGCATAATTGAATAATGCAACTCACTTCTAATGAGTAGATTCCAGGTTTGAATCCTGGCGGGACTACAACCCACCATGTATTTCTCGGTGACAATTTGAACAAACAAGTAAACATTTGTCCAACTCAGACTTGATAATATCGTCAAATTTATATTGTCTTACGTGAGCTATCGTAAAATCTTTTTCATTTGGGTTTAAATGATGAAAGTCTAGTGCACCAATATACTTATTATAACCACAAACTTGGCAACAACCACCTTTATAGTTTACCATCTCTTGTTTTAATTTTTTTGTTCTTTCTACAACTTGTTGTGTTGTACATTTTTTACAATAAACCGAACCACCATCCTTACCTCTACGTTTATAAAACTCATTAATATCACAATTATTTTTACATTTTGGGCAGTACTTGTAAGATCCATAATTTTTAACACCCTGAGATGTAAAATTTTTAGTTTGAAATGGTATATTAAACTTCTTTACCCAATATCTTATAGTCGTCAAAGATTTACCAGTTTCCTTACTAATTTGATTTAATGACTTACCATCATTTATCAAAACTTCTAATTCTTCTTTTTTCATAGTTAAGTGGATTATATAATATAAATATCCAATTAAACTACAAAAGTTGTCTTTTAATAAAAAAATAATTAACTTTGTTATATGGAAGACATACACCAACAAATCCACGAAGAATTTATAAACAGTGAGGAGTTTATAAAATATCTTAAAGAACTTGACGAATATTCAGAAAAATATGTATCTTTGTAGAAATAAACAAAATGAACAAAGAACTTATAACACTATTTTTCGCTATGGAACATGAATCAGACCATTTAATTGAAATTTTCAACAAACAACAACTTTTAGAATTTTACATATCGGGTTGTGAATTAAGACTACGTTTAGAATCAAGACTTTCAAACTTCAATAAGTTTCAAAAAGAAACGGGTATAAGTCTTGGGAATTTACTTGTTAATAAACACAACGTGGCAAAACAACTTCACGTATTAAAAATGGCCTTAGAAAAACTTGGAGTAAAAGGTTTAGAAGAAGATCAATACGTAATGTTAAATAACTAATGAAATCATTCAAGGACATAAAATTTAAACCACACCGTTTTGGAGATGGACTTCACGGACTAATCTTTTTTGAAAATGGTTATGGTGTATCTGTTGTTAGATATAAGGGGTCGTACAATCCTAATGGAGGGTACTCATCATACACATCAAACGATAGTGAGTGGGAAGTTGCCGTTATTTACGGTAATGAAAAATCTTGGGAAATATCTTACAACACTCATATTACTGATGACGTACTAGGTCATTTAACTGAAGGTGAGGTTGATTGGGCTATGTTTCAAGTTCAAGAACTATAAGATATTTATAGATAACCTCTCAGGGATTTTGTTATTTTTACCCTTTTGTCTAATACTCGGCCGTAAAAGCAATAAAGAAAAAATAACTCGGTAGTTGAGAATAACAAAGAATTCCGTGTGGTGTAATTGGTTAGCACAAAATTTGGTGTGGGTTTGACTCCCATCACGGTTTCTTTTTTCTAAAATGATCATATTTATTCTATATGTCATTAGATCCAAACAAACTTTATGGAATTGCACAATCATTAGCTGAGGTTGTAAAAGACGAATACGGAGAAAACGGTTTTATTGGTTTTAGTAAAATACTTAAAGTTTGTAAAACAAGTCACTTCGCTGAACTCTTACTTTCAAGAGTATCAACACCAGCAGACAAAGTTAAACTTGTTTTTATGTCCTATCTTATTATTACAGGTAGATATAAAAAAGAAACCATTATTGGTTTATCTTCACGTCTTTTTTTATACGTTATTGATTTTTATGATAATACAGAAGAAATAAAACAAGAATGTAGTTATTGTGAAGGTTCTGGTGATGAAGAATGTGATAGATGTGATGGTACAGGAAATGAAGATTGTAGATATTGTGATGGTGAAGGAAAAATCGAATGTTACGAATGTAGTGGTGAAGGAACTGAAGAATGTAGGCATTGTGATGGTAAAGGAACTGAAACTGACACAGAAGAAGATGATGAAGGTGATGAAGTAGAAGTTGAAGTAGATTGTGGTGGTTGTGGAGGTTCTGGAACTGAAGATTGTAGAAATTGTGGTGGACATGGTGATAATGAATGTTCAGAGTGTGAGGGAAGTGGTCACAAAAGTTGTGAAGATTGCGGAGGTTATGGATCACATACTTGTGGATATTGTGATGGTTATGGTGAAGAGGATAGTGGTACATACAAGTATAATATCACAAGAGTAACATATATAACACTTGGAAATAAATTATCTGAATTTGAAGGGCGGGAAATGTTATTAAGTGACTTTGAAGAAATAGATGGTGATGATGAAAAAGTACCATTTTCTTTTACTGTAAATAAAAGATACTTTCCAGATGATGATATAACAAAAGAAGAAAGACAAGAAAGGGTTGGATTAGATGACGACTTTGTTGAAATAATTGATGCATACAAATTAGAAAATTATAGATACGAGATAAAGTTTTAAAATAAGAAACTATTTATAAATAAAAAAATAATGAAAAACGTAATAAGACTAACAGAATCAGATTTAACAAGAATTGTTAGACGAACCATTAATGAAATGGAAGATGAAGACTTCATGAGAGGTGCTGATAAAAATTGGGATGATCATGAAGACTATGGAACCATGAGAGGTAGATTTTTTGACGATGAGGAAGGTGATGAAGAGTGGGGCGAAACTGATGGAGGTGAAGAAGAACTACAAGATTTGATAGAAGAAGCAAGAGACTTTTTGGAAAATGAATGTGGATATGACTTACATGATATAAATTTAATGAGTGAAGAAGATATCATTGATGCGTTGTACGAGGAAGAAAATGAGGAACTAGCGGAAGAGATTGCAGATTTATTATACCAAGAAGGTTTTGCAGATGAAGATGAACCATACGATTCAATAGGTGGACATTCAGTAAACGATTTAAAGAGAGCTTTTGCAAAAACAAAAGGAAGAGATGAAGAGTTAGGTGAAGGGTTTGATGATTTTATCACCAAAAAAAGATTCAAAGACTATGATCCAAGAGAATTTAGAAGAATTAAAAAAGATGATTACAAAAGAGCTTTAAGACCAGGAATGAGAGATTTTGAAGGTACGGAATTAATGGGAAGAGAAGAAGACCCATTTGATGAATATAAAGATTTAAGTATGTATAATCCATACTATGATTCAGATTTTGATGATGATGACTATGAAGATTATGACGATGAAGAATTTGTATAATTATGAAAAAAATTATTAGACTTACAGAAAGAGATTTAACACGTATTGTAAGACGTGTAATTAATGAACAAGCACAAAATATGCCTTTTTGTGATCAATATAAGGACAAACCTGAAAAATATAAAAACTGTTTATGTCCAGAACAAATAGAATATAAAGACGTACCATCATTATATACAAAATCAGCAGTTAAAAAATCTAGCAGTAATAATTTTTATTTTAGAACTATTGGTAATGATTCAGTTGAATTCAAACAAGAATGGGTTTTTATTGGTAACGATCAAATTTTTAAAATGGATAGTAATCGTAAGCTATTTAACAATGAAAATTTTCAACCAACGTTTAACTTTATTAAAACGCATTTCAAATTAAATTACCCTGGGTATACAAATATGTTCATATCAGGCTCTCAATGGGATAATTATAAAGACCTATCTCAAAAATTTCCTGAAATTTTTAGAAAAGTTGGATCGTATGGAGATTCACCATATGGGTATTCTGTAAATTTGGCTAGTGTACCAAACGTTAAAATACCGTCAGACGTAATTACAAATTATTTTGTTGGTAAAACATGGGTTTATGAAGTTAATAATGGGAGTATAAATACTTTATTTGCAAAAGGAACACCACCAAATATACATCCAGATTTTATTAAAAAATTTAATTCAAGAATAAGAACATGAAAAAAATTATTAGACTTACAGAAAGAGATTTAACAAGGATTGTTAAAAGAGTTATCCAAGAGGATAAAGAAAAATTTAAAGCATATTATGGTAATGATATGCCAAAAAATCCTCTTAGAAAATTGGAAAAAGAAATAAGTAAAGCCGGATACGACTCAAAATTATCAGGTATTAATTTAGATTTTATTAAAATATCTTTACCAAACGAAGAAGACTTACAAGTAACTGTTAATGATAAAGGTCAATACATAGTTCAACCAAGAAGTGCTAGAAATGAAGATGATAAGGTATTGTTGAAAACTGTAAAAAGATTTAATGGGTCTTTTGAAGACAATCTTGAATCAGGAATTGATCATGTTATTTCTTTTTTAAAAAGAAGAGATAATAAAAAAGATGGTTTTCCTGAAGAATATAGACCATCACACATAAAAAGATAAAAAATTATAAAATGAAAAAAGTAATCAAACTTACTGAGTCTGATTTAGTCAGAATTGTTAATAAAGTAATCAAAGAAAGTGGTTTCAGAGTAAAATTCAAAGACCAAAAAGAAAATCATTGGGTTGATGAAAAAGATAATTGGGTTGATTTTGATCCTGATTTAGAAAATACTGGTTATTATGATTATGATTTTGACCCATACACAGATGTTGAAAACTTTGAAGATATACCTGAAGACATAAGAAATAAAGTTTTTGGATCTGATTCATACGCTAAAGGTATGTATGACCTTTACAGAGAAAGACAAGGTAAGTTTCAATATTCAAGAAAAAAATAAACAAAAACACTTGTCAATTAAAATAAAACACGTATCTTTGTATAAGAATTTAAACTTTTAGTAAACAAAGATATATTTATAACAAAAAATGAAAACAAACCTTAGACATATGGTCCTTTGTAACAAACCGAACAATCAGTGGTCGTTTAGTTATATTACGCCTAAACCGTCGAGGGTATTTTCACTTATGAGTTAAAAACGTTTAACAAATAAATAAAAGAAATGTAAAACCCGAGACGTAAAAATCTCGGGTTTTTTGTTTTATATTGGTTTCTTAGTATAGTTTGGTAATATCCCGGCTTTGTAACCCGGAGTCATCGGTTCGAACCCGATAGAAACCTCAAAAGAAAAAGTTCTTTGACATATTGGCCTTATAATGTTCCCTCGTCTAATGGCAGGACACGCGGTTTTGGTCCGTGGAATCGAGGTTCGAGTCCTTGGGGAACAACAATAAATTGGAAGTCTAATTTAGCCGGCGCTAAACCTAGTCTTGAAAACTAGTGGTACTGAAACACGTATGGGGATCGACACCTCAGGCTTCCTCCAAAAAAAATAACTAGGTGTAGCTCAGTTTGGTAGAGCGGGTGGTTTGGGACCATCAGGCCGCAGGTTCGATCCCTGTCACTTAGACTAAATAAAATAAACAAATAAAAACAAGTGTTATGGAAAGTGACAAGTATGACAAACAGAACCCCTCGTAGCTTAATCGGGAAAGCACCATACTTTTAATATGGGGAGAGTCGGATCGTAACCGGCCGGGGGGACAAAAAAAATTTGGTAGAATCAAAAAAAAATATTATCTTTGTACTATGAAAACGGTAAAAGAAATTAAGAAAGGATTACCAAAAGGGATGGTTAAAGTTGGTGAAGAATGTGAAAGAGCTATTGTACGATTAATGAAAAAAGGACAAACTCAAGAACAGGCGACTAACACAATTTTAAGATTATTGGAAGATAGTAAACCTTATTTAGATCAAGGTTTATTCTCAACTACAATTCAAAGTATTAAAATGTTAACATCATAACACACTCTTAGCTCAGCTGGTAGTAGCGGTTGTTTTACATACAACAGGTCACAGGTTCGATCCCTGTAGAGTGTACAAAAAAAGGGAGTATCGGCAGGGTCCTGATCGTGTCTGTAAAACATCGTCTTGGTGGTTCGATTCCATCTGCTCCCACAACAAAATGGACAAGTAGCTCAATTGGGAGAGCATCGCACTGTTAATGCGAGGGTTGTAGGATCGTACCCTACCTTGTCCGCAACAAGTTCACGTAGCTCAATTGGTAGAGCACCGATCTGATACGTCGGAGGTAATGGGATCGTAACCCGTCGTGAACACTATGGAAAGTAATCCCTGAAGGCGACGGGACATGCCTGCTAAGCATTGTGATCGGTTAGAAACCGATTGTGGATCATTACCACTGCTTTCCTCAGTATGCCAATAGGAAAGGTTTCCGGTTCGGGCTCATATCCTGATCGTCATTGGGTTCGATACCCTTTATTGGTACTTATATGGTGTATGTAGCTCAGTTGGTAGAGTGTCGGTTTGTGGAACCGAAGGTCGTGGGATCGTGACCCATCATACACACAAAAGATGATAAAAGGCGTAGAACAACGGACACGGAGAGGTGTTCGCAAGGGTACAAACTAAGGAAAGGTGTTCAATCTTAATTGTATTGATGTAATAACCCGGCTCTCTAATGGTGTGTGAAGTCTTAGGACGGGATTCCTGATAAAGTTGTTCATCATCTTTTTTGATATCCGAAGTCGGTCCCGAGCTAGGTCGGGCAACTGCGTCGTAGCTTATGGAAGCGGCAGGCCTCCAAAACCTCGCATGGACATTGGGTTCGATTCCCTGACGACGCGCTAATTTTTAATTTTGTCAATTAAAAAACTTTTTGTATCTTTGTATTATGAAAAACAAATTACCATACGAATCTACAGGAAGTGCGATTAAAGGTTATAGTGATTCTTTAACTGCGAGAACAGAAACAAATGATTGTGTTGTTAGAGCATTTGCTTCGGCGTTTGATGTTACTTATGATTATGCTCATAAGTATGTTGCCGAAGAATTTAAAAGAAAACCAAGAAAAGGGACTTACTATACCGCATCTAAAATAACTAAAATATCTGAAGGTGTACTCAAAGTTAATAATAAAAAAATTATTCCTATTGGTACAAAAAGTAATAGTGTGGTTTATCCATATTCACTTTCATATGAGGTAAAAGTTAAAGGTGAAACAGTTAAAAGACAAATGACTGTCGGTACGTTTGTAAAGAAAAACCCTAAAGGTACTTTCTTCGTATTGGTTAAGGGACATGCGTTCACAATTAAAGATGGTGTTGTTATCGGAAACCCTGAAGATGCGATTAAAACAAAACGACCTATGAGGGCCGCATTTGAAATTAAATAAGGAACTATGGTGTAAGTGTGGTGTGTCACGCTGGACTGAAAATCCAGAGGTTACGGTTCGACTCCGTATGGTTCCACATATAAATTATAAACTATGAACAGAGTATTCAGAAAAGTAACTGGTGAACCTGTATCTGACATTGTAAAACATACAATTGACATTCTAAAAGATTGTCCCTGGGCAGAAGTTCACATTGGAACTGACTCTCAAAATCATAGAAGATCAACTGTTTATGTTACGGCAATTGCCTACAGGTATGGTAATAGAGGTGTCCACTATATTTACCACAAACAAAAGACTAAAAAAATTAAAGACAAATGGACACGTCTTTGGAATGAGGCCGATTATTCAATTGAAGTTGCGGAATGGTTGACACAAAAAGTTAATGTAAAGGTGGAAATTGACTTGGATTATAATAGTGATGAAAAACACTTTAGTTCAAAACTTGTTCAACCGGCTGTTGGTTGGGCGATGTCGTTGGGGTATAAAACAAATATAAAACCTCACAACCAAATTGCAACAAGAGCGGCAGATCACCACTGCCGTTAATATATGCTCAGGTGGCCGAGGGGTTAGGCGCCGGTCTGCAAAACCGAGTACGGGGGTTCAAATCCCTCCCTGAGCTCAACAAAATGCCCTCATGGTGGAATAGGTATACACGTCACTCTTAGAAAGTGGATCTTGCAGGTTCGAGTCCTGCTGGGGGTACAAGTTTTTCTAAATAACAATATATTTATTAATATGAAAAAAATAATTAAACTAACAGAATCGGATTTAACAAGGATTGTT